ATCTCCTATGGCGTGGAGCTGCCGGAGGACCTGAAAGCCGAGGTGGCGGACATCCTGCAGAAGGCAAAAGAGCAGGTGGAGGCCATTGCGAAGAAGCTGGAGACCTCTCAGTCTCGCTGACGCTCGCCAGCTCTCCCAAAGGGCGAGCCCTTGGCAAAGAGGGAGGGCTTGCGCAAAAAATTCAAAATGGAGCAATGGAGCGATGAAACGGGAATTTGTGAAACTATCCATCTTAGCGGCGCTGGGCGGGATGCTCTACATGGGTGTGGAGCTGCTCTGGCGGGGCCGCACCCACTGGACCATGGGCATCGTAGGCGGGGTGTGCTTTGTGCTCATCGGGGGCTTAAACAACTACCTGCCCTGGGAAATGCCCATCTGGAAGCAGGCGTTCTGCGGCAGCGCCCTGGTGACCGCCGTGGAGCTGGTAGCGGGGGTCATCCTGAATTTATATCTGGGCCTCGGCATCTGGGACTACTCGGGCCTGCCCTGCAACCTGCTGGGACAGATCTGCCTGCCGTTCAGCCTGCTGTGGGTGGCGCTGAGCGTTCTCTGCATCTTTGTGGATGACGCACTGCGGTGGAAGCTGTTCCACGAGGAGAAGCCGAGGTATCGGTGGTAAGGAGATTTCAAAATGGGAAAGAATTTACTCGTGGGCGTTGGCGGCAAAGCCCGGCACGTCAAGGCCCTGTACGTCGGCGTGGGCGGCAAGGCGAGGAAAGTCAAGAAAGTGTACGTTGGCGTGGGCGGCAAGGCAAGGCTCGTCTACACCAGTTATGTGGCGGTGACGGGGATTGCTTTTAATCATTTGAACAGTTCCAATTACAATGATCTTTGGATCTATTTTAAGCTTACACCAACAAATGCCACGAATCGGTCAGTTACGTTCACTAAGAACAGCAGCCAAATAAGATTTACGTCATCAACAACCATGGTTGCCGACAGTAATGGGTATGTTTATATACGAGCCACTGTTGGTGGAGCATTTAACACCTCCGTATGGATAACTGTTACTGCTACTGCAGCAGATGGTAAGAGCGCCTACATAAAAGTAAAGTTGACGAATAGAGAATGGGACTGGAGTTGATGAAAAACCATGAGAATCGAAAGCTATTCTCTCGCCAGGGACGGCGAGAAGAAACTGAGCGCCAACTTTAGGGCAAGAGAGTTTGCCTGCAAGGACGGCTCCAACACGATCTTCGTGTGCGATGAACTGGTGCAGCTGCTGCAGAACATCCGGGACCATTTCAACCGCCCGGTAACCATTACCAGCGCCTACCGCACGGTGACCCACAACAAGAAAGTGGGTGGCAGCCCGAAGAGCCAGCACCTGTACGGCACTGCGGCAGACATCCAGGTAAAGGACACGCCCCCGGAGTTCGTGGCCCAGTACGCCGAAACGCTGCTGCCGAACACCGGCGGCATCGGCCTGTACCCGAAGAAGAGCGGCCGGGCCAAGGGCTGGGTGCATGTGGACACCCGGCCGAAAAAGAGTAGATGGACATTATAGGAGGAAAGAACCATGAAAAATGAAGTGTGCACGATCATTGGCATTGTAGGCGGGGCCATTGCCACCGCCTTTGGCGGCTGGGACACGGCGCTGGCGGCGCTTGTGACCTTTATGGCCATCGACTACATCACCGGGCTGATGGTGGCGGGCATCTTCCATACCAGCCCCAAGACGGAGAGCGGAGCACTGGAAAGCCTGGCGGGCTGGAAAGGGCTCTGCCGCAAAGGCGTGACGCTGCTGGTGGTGCTGGTAGCCTGCCAGCTGGACAAGGTGATGGGTTCCAGCTTCATCCGGGATGCTGCCATCATTGGCTTTATGGCGAACGAGGCAATCTCGATCATTGAGAACGCCGGACTGATGGGGGTGCCCATTCCGGAGACGATCACCCAGGCGGTGGATGTGCTGTGGAAGAAAGGGAAAGATGAGCGGAAATAAGAGGTGGCGCTGAAATGAAACGGGTGGCGACAAGGTGGCGCAAAGAATTTATATAAATAATGATAATACGATATGATTTACAGAATTGATGCACGCTCGTAATGAGCAGGTCGTCCGTTCGAATCGGATCAGTAGCTCCAAAAAGAAATCCCTGAAAGTTGGTTTGTGAAGCCAGTTTTCGGGGATTTTTATTTATCAGGGACAGGACGGCGAAATGGACAGTTAAGCCTTAATTACCCTTAAATTCCCTTAAAAATCTTCAAGAGGTGGCTCAACAGGTGGCTCAAAAAGCCAAAAGAAAAAAGCTGGGGAACAGCTTGAAAAATTTTTAGGTGGCCTTTTTGAGGTAGGCGTCCAGGCGGTTGATCTTCTTTTTCTTGAATTTTTTATCAAGGGCGGTGTAGATGCCCAGCGTGACGCTGATGTCCTTGTGGCCCATCTGGTCGCGGGCAGTGAGGACGTCCACACCGGCAAAATACATGAGGGTGCAGAACGTGTGGCGGAGCTGGTGAGGGGTGAATGTCTCGATGGCCATGGGCAGACCACCGGGACGATTCTTGTTCTGCTGGCCATCATAGCCGTACTTGACGTTCAGATCCCGCATGTAGCTCTCCCACATTCGTTTCCAGCCCTGCTCTGTCATGCGCTCACCCTTGGAGCTGTGCAGCACATACATGCAGCCATCTTTCTTGGTCTTTAGGTAGTCCACCAAAATTTTGGGGATGCTGACTACCCGGACACCCGCAGGTGTTTTGGGGTTCTTGGATTTTTTATCCGGGAAGTCATAGCCCTTGCTGACTGTGATGGTAGCATCCTTGAGGTCCACGTCGGCCCAGGTGAGGGCGGTGGCCTCCCCACGGCGCAGACCTGAGTAAAGCAGAAGCATAGCGGCCCGTTGTGCAGCGTGAGGTGTTTCCCGAATCCAGCGCTGCTGCTCTTCTGAAATGGGCTCACGAGGCTCTGGAGGGGCCCCTGCAGGGGTGGTAGTCTTAATGAGCGGATTATAGAGAACGACTTCCGGAATGGCCAGATCATAGACGGCCTTGGCACTGGAGCGCAGATTGGACAGCGTATAGTGAGACAGGGGAGGCTTGCCATCATGCCAGTCTGCCAGCGTATTGAGAACACGCTGAAAGTCGGCGGCCTTGAGTTCCCCGGCGGGGTTATCTTTTAACTCGCCCCAGTTGTTGCACTGATCTTCATAACGGTCAAGGCTCTTCTGGCTAACGCCTTTAGCTTTTTTGACAGCAATGAGATTTGCGTATAGATCGCCCAGTGTGGCCTTGGACTGTTCTGGATCGAGGCCCTGCCCGATGGCGGTACGATAGGCAGCC